GTTGTACTACAACAATCTTCGCAATGTCTGCCGGGTTATTCGCACTGACACCGGAAACCCACTCCCATTCCCTGTCACTGATGACACTGGGAACCCTGCAGCCATAGGTGCAGAAAACACTGCACCATCAGAAACTGCAATGACCTTCACACAGGTCCTTCTCGGTTCCTATCGGTATGAATCCCTGGTCCTGACCAGCAACGAACTGTTGCGGGATTCAGGTCTGGATCTTGCATCTGAAATCGGTGGTATGCTGGGTGAACGCATCGGGCGCAAGGAAGCCACTGACTTTACCACGGGAAATGGAACCACAGCCCCACAGGGTGTGGTGACAGGATCCAGTACTGGTGTTGCTGGTGCAACCACCACCACCATCACCTTGGCTAACATCATGGGGCTTATCGGGTCCCTTGACTATTCTTACCAGCAGGGTGCAAGTTTCATGATGCATCAGGCAGTGTGGAACACGATTCTGCAACTGGCTGACAGTCAGTCCAGACCACTGTTCCTAGACCTGCTGAATGGGAATACCCCTAAGCTTTTGGGGTATCCAGTCATTGTCAACAATGCCATGGCTTCAAGCATTGCAGCCAATGCCAAGACCATCCTGTTTGGTGATTTCAGCAAGTACATGATTCGTGATATCGGTGATATCGAAATCATCCGGTTGAACGAACGATATGCTGAAAAGTACCAGACTGGTTTCCTTAGCATCCATCGGTCAGATGCAAAGGTGATGCAAACGAACGCGATCAAGCGTATCACCCAGCCTGCAACCTAAGGTGATGCATGAAAGTTAAGGTCCTGATCCACTGTGTAGGCACTCATCAAAACCACTGGCCTGGTACTGTAATTGAGGTACCAGACAGCGATGGACAGAGGATGCTGGATGCAGGACTAGCAGAACTGGTGGTGGTTTCAGCAGTGGTTCCTACCATTGCTGAAACCCCAGAATCTAAGCGTAAAAAGAGGTTTGAATCCCGATGAACCTAAAGGTGTTGGCCCAGCCTGCTGTGGAACCCTGCACCTTAGCAGAGGTGAAAGCCTACTGCCGTGTTGACAGCACAGATGATGATTCCACCATTGCTGGAATCATGGCTGCAGCTAGGGAATATGTTGAAAGACACACCAAAAAAACTTTAATCTACACAGCTTACAGACTGACCATGGATGCTTTCCCAGCATGGGACGACATAGAACTACCACGAATTCCAGCCATTATAGCCCCATCAGCTACCATATCTGGTGTCAATTATGACACACCCAGAATTAGATACTGGGATGGTGATGGTAACCAGCAGACCATGGTGGTGGATGTGGACTATGAACTGTTGCTGGACGATAACCCACCCAGAATAGTACTGCCTGCTACCATGTTGTGGCCTGTCACTCTGGTCTACCAGCGGGGTGCAGTAGAGGTGGATTTTGTTGCTGGATATGGTTCTGCACCTGGTGCAGTCCCACCACTCCTGAGAATGGCTGTCAAAATTCTGACAGCCCACTGGTATGAACACCGGGACGCAGTGGGAAGCTATGGGACCGAAGTCCCACTGGCACTGGCTAACATTCTGTCCCTGCATGATTCAGGGGGCTATAACTAATGCCCCTGACCACCATCGGCACAATGAGACACAGGTTGATCCTACAGTCCCCCACAGACACTGTGGACAGCTATGGACAGCCCATTAGAAGTTGGACCACCTACACCACGGTGTGGGGACAGGTCATTGCACAGGGTGGGACAGAGGTTCAGCAGGCTGGACAGCTGTCTGGTCTGGTCACATACCAGGTAGTCATCAGGACCCTGTACACAGTAGCCATGACACACAGAATGATCTGGGAAAACAAAACCTTGAACATCCAGTCTGTGATTCCACTGGATGGGGAAAGAAAGTTCATGAAAATTGTGGCTATCGAGGAACAGCCCTGATGGGTAGACCATTCGGTATAGATCTGCATGTGCAGGGGCTGGATCTGATGAAAAGGATTCTGGGGGACTTCCCCAAATCCCTGAATGCAGCATTCAAAAGGTCTGCAACCATGACTGGTCGAATAGTCAAGAATGCTGCAAAAGCACGGGCACCAAGTAGAAGGAAGTCCATCAGGATAGGTAGCAAAAGTGTTGCTATGTATGGTTCCAGTGGGTCACTTAAAAAGTCTATAACGAATGTGGCTAGAAAGCCAAAAAACGCACAGGGCACATCCACATGGATAGGTATAATCGGTGCAAAAAAAGGCATGGGGGCTGTCGGGTGGGTCAAGTGGTACAAACGGGCTAAGGGTCAGCCAACATACAAAAACACCACGGTTTCCATTGAACCCAGCAGGTATTCCCATCTGGTAGAGAATGGGTCCATGAACAAGCTGTGGCGCAGTGGGAGAATGGTACAGGTTCCAGCTAGACCATTCCTTAGACCAGCGATGGATGCATCAAAATCACAGGCTGTTTCGATTACATCAGACAGCGTCAATAAAGAAATTGAAAAGCTGGTTAAGGCTGGGAAAGCATCCCCTGTCAGTAATGGGGAAACATCATGAGTCTACTAGGGAAGGTACTCAGGACCTACCTGACAGAACAAACAGGGTATTCAGCAACCATACCTGGTGGAATCAGTCCAGAGGTCACAGGGACTGGTCTACCACTACCATTCGTTCACTACGCTGGTGTGTCCAGACAGAGAACACAGCTAGTGGGGAATACCAGCATTTACTACACTGAACGGGTGACATTCGCCTGTGCAGCTACCACCAGATCTGGTGTTCAGACTGTGGTGGACTGGATAACATCGAAGATCGCACTGGCTTCAACAAGAACTGTTATGTCTGGTGTCACTGTCCACACATTACGGGTGGATGACGAAGGGGACATAGCTGAATTCCTTGCAGACGGTGCAGATGAACCAGTCCGAACCACGACAGTGGATGTAATAGGGTCCTATGAAATAACATAAGGGGGGTGATCCATGGCTATTCAGTTTCCAGCAGGGGCAGTGGCTTCAATCAACACATTGACAGCAGGGACACCTGGCACAGCTGCTGTGTTAACCAATGTAAAAAGTATCGGTGGTTCTGCTGTTACGCGTGCTATGGCTGATGTAACAGCACTGGGTGACACCACCTTACAGCGGTTACCCAGCAGGAATGACAAGGGTACATTGCAGATTACGTTTTATCTGGATGACACAGCCACAGCCACTAACCAGATAACTACTCTTAAAACCCGATTGACTTCTGGAACACACACCAGAATCACAATAAACCTTTCATCGGGTTCCACGATTGATGACCTGTTCCAATATGATGGGTATGTCACAGAAGTGGGTGAACCAGAAATTGCAGCGTCTGATGATGCATTGCAGTACACGGTTACCTTGCAGCGGTCTGACAAGTATTAATTGAGGTGATGTATGGGTCTGAACAGGGAACAGCTACTAGCACAGGCAAAGCCCAAAATCATCGAAGTCCCAGTCCCAGAATGGGGTGGGACTATTCATTTACGGGACATCACAGCTGGTCAGAGGGACCAGTATGATGGTTACCAGATCGACCAGCAGGGGCAGAGTAAGTACACAGATTTCAGGGCTAGACTTCTGATCCTGTCGATCTGTGATCAGGACGGAAACAGGCTGTTCACAGATGCAGAGGTGTCCACCATCAGCAGTCTACCAGCACATGTGGTGGACCGGCTGTGGGACCAGGCTGCACTGTTATGTGGATTGAAGACTGAGGAAGTGGAAAAAAACTGAGGAAAAGACCAGTCAGGCGGGTGATGTTCCGTCTGGCTGGTCATCTGGGCTGCACTGTTGCTGAACTAGAACAGAGGCTGTCCAGTTCTGAATTAACCGAATGGGTAGCACTGGCTTGGCTAGACCCATGGGGAGAGTACAGGGCTGATGTTCGGGGGGCTGTTGCTGCATGGGCTTCTGTGGCTGCATGGTCATCACAGTCTAAAGTTCAGGACTTTTTACCTGTTGATCCATGTGCAATCCCAGAACCAAAAAGTGTAGAATCCAGACCAGCAGAACAGAAAAAAGTGGCTAGCCTGGACGAACTGGCTGCAGCCAAAATGTACCTGACCAGTCTGGGACTGGTCCCAGTCAAGGGGACAGACAATGGCTAGTATTGCAAAAATGTCTGTCCAGATGGGCTGGAATGGGGAACAGGCTGAAAAGGGTGCAGCATCAATAGAAAAGAATCTAAAAAAAGTTGGGGATACAGCTAAATCCACTAATGACAAAATGAAAGCAATTAAAGCACCTGGTGCAGAATCTATGGGATTAGGTGGTCTGACAGAAATTATGTCAGGTTTTAGTCTGTTAAAAATGGGAATTGACACACTAATAGTTGCACCAATTCAGGCATCTATGGCAATCCTTAAGTTGGGTAGTGATGCACAAGCCACACAGATCAAGCTAGGGTACATGGCTGGTTCTGCTGTGCAGGGTGTCGATGCATTCAGGAAGCTGCAAAAGCAGGCTTCAGACACTGGAATCCCACTGGCTAGCCTAACAAAATCACTTACCACATTAACTGGGCTGGGTCTGTCTGTGCAGGCTGCAGGAAACACCATGGCAAGGCTGGGCAATGCTGTTCAGATTCTGGGTGGTGGTGCAACTGGTGCAGATGCTGTGGCTGGTGCGATTGCACAGCTACGGGGTTCAGCCACAGCAACCGAGGGACCGTTACAAAGTCTACAAGCCAGTGGTTTGAAAGTTTTTGAAGCACTTGCACAGGAACTGTCAATAGTCACAGGTGAAGCACACAACGTCGAAACTGCAATGCAAAAGGTAAAAGATGGTGCAGTTTTGTCCAGTACTGCTGTTGCAGCCGTATTCAGGGCAAGTAATAACCCTGCTGCACAGGCTGCAGCAGAAGGAATCGGTGCAACATTCACCAGACAGCTGGACAAATTGCAGGAAGGGTTTACGGCCATGCTTACTAGCGTGGGTGAAAGCCTGATCAATGCCCTGAACCCTGAACGTGTTATTGCTGTATTCAGGGGCGGTATGGAAGGTGTGAAGATTATCATTGACCAGATTTCAGAAAGTCTGGGACTTGCAATTGATCCTAAAAAGGGCATGCAATTAGAAAAAGTGTTTGCTGGTGCCAGGGACATGACTTTTGAAATTGCAGAAACACTGGTGAAAGCTGGTGCAGGACTTGCAGAAGTCATCCAACAGATTGCCAAACAGGTGGTGGAACTGGCGAACTGGCTAGCTAATGCAGAAGCAGAAATGGCTACCAGAATAGCCAAAAATGCACCAGATCCCATGGGAGTAAGGGACCCAAACAGCCTAGCCAATAGGATGCTTCCAGATGAGGTGAAAGCTAATGCACCTGCTATTGCTGCAGCTAAAAGAGCAGAACCTATTAAACTGGGTGAAATCAATTTTGCACAAATGCAGGCGACAGCATTAGGTGTGTTGAATAAAGCAAGGGAAAGGGCTGCAGCTGGGGACAAAGCTGCAGCAGAAGCTGCAAACAAAGCGGCAGAAGCAAACGCTAATGTGGTTAAAGGTCTTAAGGATGTGGGCAAACAAGAAAAGCAACGCGTAGAAGATCTGGAAATGATAAATAAGGATCTGAAAGTAAAGACACTGGATCTGATGCGGGCTAATGCCACTGCAATGGAAGAATTTAGCAGGAAGATCACAGACAGCCTGAATCAAGCTAAACAGGCAGTTGGTGCAGATGCAGCACTGAACCTGAAATTCAAACAGGGATTAAGACGACAGGTAGGAAAGGATCTTGAACAGCTGATCAAGGATTTTGGGACAGCCCCAGATCAGAACCTACCACAGACCATGACTAGGGGATCCAGTGCAGCAGTGGAACAGGAAATCAGGGCTAAGATGCAATTGACTGAACAGGACTTCCAGAGCCAACTAAAGGCTGCAATGCTGAACCAGGCTAGACAGTCAGAACTACAGGTGGAACGGCTGGACAAGCTGGTCATTGCAGCTAATGAAGCTGGTGTGTTCGCACAGGCACAGCTAAACGAACAGAAGCGCATTGCAGACGCACAAAAGGAAGCTGCAGCGAATGCAGCAAAAGCAAAACCAGCTGTGGCTGTTGCACCTAAATAAAGGATACCTACCATGGCTTATACACATTTTGTGGAAGTCGCAGAAGGCCGCACAGCTAATGTGGACCAGAAATACCAGAGAACCTACACCAGGGTTTTCCTAGTCAGGACTAATGACTGGGCATATGGTCCAGCGTATGCAGCCAGTCATCCGTCACTTCCAGCAATCTGGTCAAAATATCCAGAGGATCTGAAAGCCTACTGCACCAGTATTACACCTACACAGGATCAAGGTGATCCCTACCTGTGGAGAATCACTGTCCAGTATTCATACATAGTCAATGAATCACCAGAACAGGAAACACAGCAGGATGGACAGGACCCAGCAGAGAGGGTGGAAAACCCACTGCTACGTCCACGGGATTACACAGTCAGTACCACCAGTTACCCACTAGCTGTGAAATTCGACAGGTTCGGGGTGAAAATAGCTAATTCTGCTGGTGATCCATTCCTACCACCTGTCGAAATAGTCAAGGGTGGGGCAACCATCACAGTGGGATTGAACAGCCTGAATCCAGTCACATCCACATGGATAGCATCCATCGGGAAATTGAATCAGGCTTCTTTCATTCTGGGACCGTATGCTGTTGGTGCAGGTCTAGCAAAATTGAATTCTGTGAATGCAAACAGAGTTTTCGAGGATGGTATTTCCTACTGGCACTGGACACTGGTATTCGAGTACAGACCAGATGGGTGGTCTTTTGTTATTGCGAATGTGGGGAAACGTCAACGGTCTGTGGTTCTGGACGAATTCGAGGACATTATATCACCTCTGGGTGGTATAGTTTCGACACCAGTCTATCTGGATGAATTCGGTTTCGCACGGAAGCCTAGCGAAACTGCAACCTACCAGGTGTTCCATGTTTACCCCAGAATCGCGTTCCCCAGCCTATAAAAGAGGTGTCCCATGGCTGGTGGTTATCTTGTCGATGGTGACAGTTTCAGCAGGATCAGCAGGATGCTGTTGGACTTTGAATCTGGCCAATTGACTAACAGAAATTCAGATGCTGTTTACTATGAAACCAGTACCAGTCCCATCATCCACCCTGTGCTGGTCACCAGTACCACCAAGAATGGGTATGGGTACTACGCTGGAAAACTGCTAAAATACGACTCAAAACTAAACACATACACTGAATTTTCAGACATTCTGATCAGGGATGTGAACAATGATGACCTGACCAGAAAAAGGTATCTGGGCCGTCTCGCTGGTTACAGTGCCGATTCCCAAATTGTGTACCTGGTGCAGCTGGTAGCAGGTGTGACCAGTGGGGATTCAGGGTCTGGGTCTGGTGAATCAGGCAGTGGTTCTGGTGTGTTCAGTGGTTCTGTGGTGGATTCTGGTTCTGTAGCCAGTGGTTCTGTCATCAGTGGATCTGTGGTCAGTGGATCTGGTTCTGATGTGTCAGGATCT